GACGTTCTGCTCACCGAGGTTCATCGTCAGGCTGCAGACAGCCCCGTTCTACAACTGGCCACCTCGGCACGTAAGGGTGAGCCCTTGGCATATGGAAAATATGGCGACTCCGAGGTTCTGTTTTCTGGTGACATTGATCCCGATGATATGTGGAAAGCGGATCAGGTTATCGTGGGAACAAACGCCACCCGAGTGCGTCTGAACAAGCGCGCGAGAGCACACTTCGGAATGGTGGATCCGATCCCTATGTTTGGGGACAAGGTGATCTGCACGCGAAACAACTACGAATATGCGATGTTCAATGGTGAGATGTTCACCGTGATACGCTGCGAAGAAAAGTCTTCCGCATGGTTGATGATGGATCTTGTTCGGTTGGACGACCCTGAAAACACTGTGATAGCTGACGTCCGCGTGCATCGGACCATGTTCGTGCCAGATGGTGAACGTCGCGATGATACCACCCTTGGAAAATCCGCACGGATGGACTTCGGCTATGCCATCACCGCCCACAAGGCGCAGGGTAGCCAGTGGGAGAACTTGGTGGTCATCGACGAGAGCAAGGTGTTCCGAGATATGAAGGACAAGTGGCTCTATACTGCCATCACACGTGCCGCGAAATCGGTGACCATTGGAAAGGGCAGGGTATAATGCGTCGTCTTTTCTTAGACATCGAGGTGTATCGAAACTATTTCCTCGCTCTTTTCATGAACGATGATCTGAAGGTGAAGCGCTTTGAGATATTCAACGATGATGCGAGCGGCTTCGATCCGGAAATGATCTTGCAGATCATTGGTGCAGATGATGTTGAGATATGTACCTTCAACGGGATGTCGTATGACATCCCGATACTCACGTTCGCTTTGCTCAACCCCGACACTGTCCTGATAAAAAATGCGAGTGATCGTATCATTGAGGGAAACATGCGCCCATGGTCATTCTATCGCACCATGGGGCTACGGGAGCCCGACATGAACCACGTTGATATTATCGACGTTGCTCCGGGCATGGTTGGTTTGAAGCTGTACGGTGGTCGGTTGAACACCAAGAAGTTACAAGAGCTACCTCTGCACCCTTCTGCCACCATAGGGGTCGAAGATGTGCCCCTGCTGCGGCAGTATTGCAAGAACGACACGATCGTCACCAAGGAACTCTTTGACGCCCTGAATGGGCAGTTGGAGCTACGTCGTGCAATGAGTTCGGAATACGGTGTCGATCTGAGGTCCAAGTCCGATGCGCAGATCGCCGAAGCTGTGCTTAAAGCCGAGTACAAGCGTCTGACGGGAGATGTGCCACCAAAGGTAAATTCCAGAGATGACAGCTTTTACTATGACCCCCCTGCGTACATTCGCTTCTCTACAGATCAGCTCAAGGATGCTCTCGAAACTATCAAAACCGCAGAGATGGTTCTGAACGACAAGACGGGCCATGTCATCATCCCGAGCGAAGTCTCACGTATGGTTATTCACATTGGCAACAGTCGATACAAGATCGGTATTGGTGGGCTTCACAGTCAGGAGTCTGAGGCGACGCACTATAGCGACGACAACACTGTTCTCATAGACCGCGACGTAGAGAGTTATTATCCCCGCATGATGCTGAACATGAACATGCGGCCGGGTGGCTTCGGGGAATACTTCAACCCTGTTTATGGGAAAATCCTAGATGACCGCCTTGCTGCGAAACATGCCGGCGACATGGTGAAGTCGAACTCATTAAAGATTGTTTTGAACGGCACGTTTGGGAAAACATCCAACATGTACAGCACGCTTTACTCGCCCGACTTTATGATCAGAACGACCTTGACCGGCCAGCTGACCATATTGATGTTGATCGAGGCTCTTGAGCGTTGTGATATTCCAGTGGTGTCTGCCAACACGGACGGCATTGTGATCAAATGTCCAGTGGGTAAGGTCGATATTCTCAACATCATTGTGGATAAATGGGAGAAACACACCGGACTCAAGACTGAGGAAACCCGATACAAAGCACTGCACTCGCGCGATGTGAACAACTACATCGCCGTCAAAGAGGACGGTAAAACCAAGGGCAAGGGTGTTTACGGTAACGTGTCCCTGCAGAAGAACCCTCAGAACCCAATATGTGCCGAGGCCGTATCTGCATTCTTGACGGTCGGCACCCCCATAGAGGACACCGTGCACAACTGTCGGGACATTTGCAAATTCATATCTCTGCGCACCGTGACAGGGGGCGCGATTCTCGAAGATTTGAAGCTGGGTAAGGCGATTCGTTGGTATTATCAGAAGGGTCGAAAAACGACGATCAACTATGTCACCAACGACAACACTGTGCCTCGAACAGAAGGGGCTTTCCCGATCATGGACCTTCCGGATGAATTTCCGGATGATGTCGATTACGACTGGTACCTTGAGGAGTGCAATGAGATGCTCATGGCTTTGGGTGTCAAGGCACGCCCACATGTTGAGAAGTTGCCAAGAAAGAACAGCAAAGCGTGGAAGGCGCTGCGTGATGCAGGGTCTATCGTGGAAGGTAAAAAGGGAAAATGGGAATGGGTGAAATGAAAACACCAGCATGGTCGTTCAGCCGGATCAAGGCCTTCGAAACCTGTCCGAAACAGTTCTACCACACGTCAGTCCTCAAGGAGTTCCCCTACGTCGAAACCGATGCGATGCGGTACGGCACGGAGTTTCATAAGGCGGCGGAAGACTTCATCGGTGATGGCACACCTGTGCCGGATCGGTTTTCATTCGCACAGCCAGCTCTCGATGCACTGGCAAGTAAGCCCGGTGAGAAGCTGTGCGAATACAAGTTCGGCCTTACCGCTGAGCTGGAACCTTGTGACTTCTTTGCCAAGAATGTGTGGTTTCGAGGTATCGTCGATCTGATCATCATCGACGGGGATACTGCCACGATCGTTGACTATAAGACTGGTAAATCTGCAAGGTATGCCGAGAAAGGCCAACTCGAACTCATGGCGCTTGCCATGTTCAAACACTTCCCTGAGTTGAAAGTGGTTCGGGGTGGTCTGGTGTTTGTAATTGCGAACGAAGTGGTGAAAGCCAAATATGGTCGAGATGATGAAAGTGATCTTTGGAAGAAGTGGCTTTCGGAATATGCTAAGATGGATAAAGCGTTTGAGGTTGGGGTGTGGAATCCTCGCCCGAGCGGTCTTTGCAAACGGCACTGCCCTGTAAAGGAGTGCCCACACAACGGAGCACACTGATGCCATACGTGAATAAACCACGACCATATGCCAAGGAATACAAACAGCAGAAGGCGCGCGGCGAGGATGGCGCGCGCCTTGAACGTCAAAAGGCCAGAGCGGCGTTTGACAAGAAGAACGGCAAGTCTGCACGCGCCGGAAAAGACATCGGACACAAGAAGGCTTTGGCACGTGGCGGTTCAAACAAGGACGGCTACGCCATTGAGAATCGCAGCAAAAACCGTGCCAAGGGTGGTGCACTGAGCAAGCCTCCCAAGAAAAAGAAATGATTATGCCCGAGGCATAAAAGGAGACGACATTGAAAATCATTCATGACAAAGCGCTGGAGTTGAAACTTAGAAACCCGGCACCCATTCTTGCGTCCATACCTGAGAGCAAGCTCGTTGACACGAACACAGTGTGGGTGAAATGGGATGTGCCGCAGGTGCACACCCTGCGGGCGTTGAACTTCGATGCACCATCGCCGATCACAGCTCGTTATGATTGGCCGGGAAAATACAAACCCTTCGATCATCAACGCACCACCGCCGAGTTCCTGACGTTAAACAAACGGGCATTCTGCTTCTCGGAGCCGGGAACTGGTAAGACTGGTAGCGCCATCTGGGCGGCCGACTACCTTATGAACCGCGGGCTTGTGCGACGTGTTCTGGTGGTGTGCCCTGTGTCTATCATGGACGCCGCTTGGCGGGCCGATCTGTTCAACTTCGCAATGCACCGCAAAGTCGATATTGCCCACGGGGCAGCAGCAAAGCGGCGCAAGATCATAGCGAGCGATGCGGAGTTCGTTATCATCAACTTCGACGGTCTCGGTGTTGTCGAGCAAGAGATCGCCGACGGTGGGTTTGATCTGATCATTGTTGACGAGGCCAGCTCTTATCAGAACGCACAGACAAAGCGCTGGAAGACTTTGGATCGATTGGTTGGTGACGACACGTGGTTGTGGATGATGACCGGAACACCCGCTGCGCAGGGGCCCGAGAACGCGTTCGGCCTTGCCAAGCTGGTGAACCCGAAAGGTGTACCGAAGTTCTTCGGCAAATTTCGCGACGAGGTGATGATAAAGGTTACTCAGTTCAAGTGGGCACCGAAGGACACTGCGAACGACACGGTTCATCGCGTGCTGCAACCCGCCATCCGCTTCACCAAGGATGAGTGTCTGGATCTACCCGATCTGATGTACGTCAAGCGTCACGTTGAACTGACGAAGCAGCAGCAGTCCTATTACGACCGCATACGCAAGGACAGGACGATGCGCGCTGCGGGGGAGGATGTGACTGCCGTGAACGCCGCCGTGCTCATGACGAAGCTCCTGCAGGTGTCCTGTGGTGCCGCATATACCGACGAGCAGAACACCCTGCAATTTGACATCTCATCCCGATACAAAGTTCTCAAGGAGGTTGTCGACGAAACTCCAAATAAAGTGTTGGTGTTTGTTCCTTTTCAGAACACAATCGAAATCCTTACAGACAAGCTTCGTGGTGACGGGATCACCGCAGAGATAATCAGCGGAAGTGTAAAGGCGGGTGATCGCACGGACATATTCCGCAGGTTTCAGACATCTCCAGACCCAAAGGTTTTGGTGATACAACCCCAAGCCGCGGCCCACGGGGTTACATTGACGGCGGCCGACACCGTCGTATGGTGGGGCCCGACCCCATCCTTAGAGATTTATGCGCAGGCGAACGCGCGTATCCACAGGTCCGGGCAGGTCAACCGATGCACCATAGTGCAGCTGGAAGGTTCGCCAGTTGAGCGTCGTATATACTCGCTCTTGGACGATAAAATCGATGTTCACTCGAGAATGATCGATCTTTACAATGGAACACTTGACTAGGTGTTCGAAACAGCCTAAGAACTGTAAAACAACACAAAACGGAGATACAAATGACTGACACAGTAGACACATCTGTCGATCGCTTGACACGCATCTATCTGAAGATACGTGACGCAAAGTCCGCAGCGGCAGCAGAGTTCAAAGAGAAGGATCAGAAACTTACCGATCAGTTGAATCTGGTTAAGTCTCAGCTTCTCTCATACTGCAAGGAACACAATGTCGAGAGTGTTCGCACAAACGAGGGTATGTTCTACCGCACCGTTAAGACACGGTATTGGACGAGCGATTGGTCTGCCATGCACGCTTTTGTGGTTGAGAACTCCATGCCGGAGTTCTTGGAAAAGCGACTGAACCAAACCGCAGTCAAAGAGTTCTTGGCTGAAAACCCTGAAACGGTACCGCCGGGCCTCAATGTGGACTCGGAGTACCAAATATCTGTGAGGAAGAAATGACAGGTAACGAGAAATATGTATCGACTGCGGCCCTAGCGGCACACTTCGGTGTGTCGGCTGCAACGATCATCACCATGGTCAGGAGTGGAGACATCCCTGCCGGAACCTACACACGCATGGGTCGGGTCTTCCGATTTGACCTCAATAGTGTAGAAAGTGCACTCCTCGCACGAACACAAGTTTCATCCGAAGACAAACAGACGGAACTTGATTTTAACCAAACCTCGGAAAACGAAACCGAGCAATACGAAACGGAGAACGACAATGGCTGAACTTGATATCTTTAAGGGCAACTCCCTCGTGAACAGCGACCTGTTCAAGTCCCTCATGGACGACAACAAAAAGATGGCTGGCGGCGGCGGCATCGGTAAGCGTCTGAGCATTCGTGGCAGCCGTTTCCGCATGATCGTTGATGGTGAGCAGGTTTCTGTGAGCAAGAGCAACACCATGAACATGGTGATCGTCGACGCGGCACCTATTGCACGCACATATTACGAAGGGTCGTTCGATCCCGAGAACCCATCTGCTCCGAAATGTTGGTCCGCTGACACACAGGCACCGAGCGAAGACGTGCCAGAGGATCAGAAAATGGCCTCACGTTGCGCTGACTGCCCGATGAACGTGCGTGGTTCCGGACAGGGTGAGACACGTGCCTGTCGCTTCTCACAACGCCTTGCGGTCACTCTTGAGGGTGAGAGCGATGACGTCTACCAGCTTCAGCTGCCTGCCACATCCATCTTCGGCGCTGCAGTGGGTAACGATATGGGCCTGCAGGCGTACATCAAGTACCTCTCTGCTCACAACACACCAGCCATTGCCGTAATGACCGAGATGCGTTTCGACGACGATGCGACTGCCCCAAAGTTGTATTTCAAACCGACACGCGCATTGGATGAAGAAGAGCTGAAGGTGGCAATCGCGCAGCGTGAGAGCGATGACGTCAAGAAGGCGCTTGAGTTCACTGTGGCACCGCCGAAAGATAGCGATGCCAAGAAGCCCGCGGCAAAAGCTGAGAAGAAGGCCGAACCGAAGGCCGAACCGAAGGCCGAGGTGGATACCTCCGAGGTTGAAGAGCCAAAGAAGGTAGAGAAATCTGCAAAGGCTCCCGTTGTCGAAGAGAAGAGCGCCGACGCACTGGCGGATGTCTTGAGTGACTGGGACGACTAATCAGCTGTAGCAATAAAAAGCCGGCCACGGGGGTTCCCGTGGCCGACCATAAAAACAATGGACGGCGACAATGGACACACATGATTTTCTAAAAGCTGTCCTTGGTGACAGCGGACACTACTGTCTACTCAGCATACCGAGCGAGAATAGAAAGTTTCGAAAGCAAAAGTTCTACCCAACTATCGATGCTCTTGTTTCAGCTGCATACTCTGCAGATGCCAATGAGCGCGATGTGTATTTTGGATTGTCCACATTCGACGATCCAAGTGTCGATAAACCACGCAGTGTTTCTAACGCGCTACAGCTCCGTGCAATGTTTATGGACCTTGATTGCGGGCCCGGAAAAGAATTTCCAGATCAAGGCGCGGCTGTTTTGGCGCTGCGCGATTTCTGCAAAGCTGTGGGACTACGTAAGCCATATATGGTGAACAGTGGTCGCGGCGTGCATGTTTACTGGCCACTGGTTACACCCGTTGCAGTGGCTCAGTGGCGTCCCGTGGCCGACAGCTTGAAGATCGCGTGCCGGATCCAAGGCTTGGCTGCCGATCCAACTTGCACAAGCGATGCAGCGCGTGTTCTGCGCGTACCTTTGACCCACAATTACAAAGGCAACCCGCCGTTGCCGGTTAAGGTGATGCAGGGTGGTGCCGTAACCCCATACACGATTGAGGAGTTCTCCGACGCTCTGATCGCTTTCAATCCAGAGAGTGCGCCAAAGAAAGAAGCACCGGCGTTGCCGTTCAAGGCGCTGATCGGCGTTGATGACGATCCCATGATGCAACGTCTCATGCGTAATCGTGTGACACGCTTTAAGACAATCTTGGTCAAATCCATGGGTGGTACAGGGTGTGAGCAGATAAAACACGCCTTTGAAAACCAAGAGACCCTGAGCGAACCTCTTTGGCGCGGTGCCTTGTCCATCTGCGCACCCTGCGAAGACGCCGAGAAGGGCGCTCATGCGATGTCTCACAAGCATCCGGACTACTGTGAAGAAGACACTCTTGAAAAGATGGATGCCATTGTCGGTCCACACAAGTGTTCAACCTTCGAGTCCCTGCGGCCAGAGGGGTGCAACGATTGCCCGCTGAAGGGCAAGATAACCTCACCTGTGCAGATCGGTGCCGAGGTGGAAGCATCCCCAGAGGATGAGCCTGTGATCGTTCAGGACACCAGTGTTGGTGGCAAGGAGCTGAAAGAGTTCGAAATCCCACCATACCCGCGCCCCTATTTTAGAGGGTTGCAGGGAGGGGTTTATGTTAAGGACGTTGATGAGGCGGGCGACCCAGTGGACATGCCGGTTTACGGCAATGATCTGTATTACGTCAGTCGTATCAAGGATCGCGTAGAGGGTGAGTG